ATTTGGAATGGAATCTTTTAACCCATTCGCATATGTCGGAACGTCATCCGTCGAAACCTTTTTCTCTATGTAATTGAGAAGGTTGGTTGTAGGACTCCCCAAGAAATTAGGTGTATCTGCATTAGGATTCCCTTCGGATTTCTCTCTGGAAATCGTAATACTACCATCTAGATTATTTGTAACCCCGTTTGCGGAATTATCCGGTGTGTCATTTTGATTAATCTGCTTATCCGTGTTAACTTCTGCTGCACTCGCCAATTCCTCATTAGGCATTTTCGGTAGAATTTTATTGATCGCATCATCAGGATTCACACTTCTTTCAACATATCCATGAGATTCCAACCTATCATATGATGCATTCTGAACGTTTCTCTCGATGTAATCATCTGTAGGGGTTTCAACGAGATTTATATTGACTCCGTTAACTGTATCGGCATTAGGATCATTGCCTATAAGTCTATTAACAGCTTCATTTGTACGTTCAGCAACGCCCGTAACCACTTCATTGCCCCGACGTAACCCATCGGAAGTGAAGTCCCTTATAGCACCATCTACAGCATCTTGAACTGTTCCGGCGAAGTTAGTCACAGAACCTTGAATTGTGTTAGTGATAAGACTATCCGCAAAAGATTTACCACGCTCTACAATATTATTCAGATATTGTGAAACGCTATTCGCCCCAAGTGACGATTTTAATGTGTCGAAAGCACTATCTGTTTGGTTCTTTAAATACCCTTTTATTTGGCCTAATATACCTCTTTCAGATGAGGTATAAGATAAAAGATCTAATACGTTTGCATCTGCGTCTTCTAATGTGTAATAGTGATAACCAAAGGACACAACACGCTTCATATCCATATTATCTTCTGCGTAATTATATTCTTGCTGGTCAATATTAATGGGGAAGCAATTATGATATTTAATTACTTTTCTTCTTTTAAAATTAGCCCCTGCACCCATTTTACTCAAATGCCACACAGTTATATTATTTGCATACAATTCAGGGTTTGTTAAGCCTCTGTGTGCCACTGAAATAGCCCACGGTCTAAGAGCATAATCTACAAATGAGATATTAGATTCGAGAAATGAGATGTCTAAGGTTTGTATGTCACTTCTACCATTGGAAAGGACACCTTTCCATAACCCTGTGTTACTATAACCTTCTCTTGAGAAGTTAGACCCATCGCCTGTATGTTTAACGCCTTGCGCTAATATGACGCCTCTTGTGCGTCTCCCTTCGTTTGCGGCTTTTTGGAAGTTCTCATTACCGAAAGAAGTGGCACCATCTTTAATCTGATAGCCGTTTTGTGTGTTTAAAATAGTTCCAGTGGCTGGAATATCTTGAATAAAGACCAACCAAAGTGAATTAATAGGTGGCGCATTGCCCGTGGTTAGAAGATTGTTATAAAAATCTGTATAAAAACTATTAGCTTTTTCAAACCCTAAGACTCTCGATAGGAAATTACTCCCATCCTGACCAGTAGTATTCAATACACTATTTGAATCTGGTTCAGTCTGGTTTATTTGATACCCACTCGTTGTGGGCTCTTGATTAATAGTAATAGCCATTATTGTATACCTTTTAAATATTTAATTCAAAGGAATGTTTTAAACGCTTTACTATTTGAAAAATGGTGGGAGTAGAGGGTATCGAACCCACTCGATCCTAAAAGGAAACAGATTTACAGTCTGTGCCGCCTCATTAACGGTTTACACTCCCACAATCTCTTATATTATATAGAAAAGAGTGTAATGTGTCAAACTGAAAATCAAGGGATTTTTAGGTAGCTTGCTGCCAGTATTGGTAGGCCATCACAGCATTGAATTCCTGTGGTGCGCCTGCGCCCTTGATGTCGTATGACAGGGGTTCAATAGTCTTTAAATAGGTACCAATTAACTGATATCTACGAATTGGATTGAATTCCTTATCAATAAGATCAAGAGTAGCTATTTCGGCTGGAACGCCATATTTACCTGAAGATGTATTAACGTCGAAGACTTCACTCATCCACGCTTCCATCTTGGAGCGAATATTCATAGCTTCATCAGCGAGAAATGTTACAGACCATGCATCAGAACCATCATACGTCACTGAACCGGGGACGTTAAAATTCAGTCCCATGTAGGGAACCTGATGGTTTGTTATACTTTTTCCCGGTAAGTCACCTGTTCTTAAATAAACAAGGTCATCTTGAGTCAGAGGGCCAAGTGTGACCACTCTAAATTGGAAATCCCTTGCGAATTCTTTCTGCTTTGCGGTCTCATAAAACTTTAACATTGTCATAGTAAATTTCTCCTGAATATATATTCTTATAAATATTTATTAAACTGGTCTAAAATTTGTTACTTTTTTTTATGTTTTCTATATGCCACATAGGTCTTAAATTCGTATAGTGACAACACTCCCTCTGTTCAGATTCATTTTGTAAATCGAAAGCTGTACAGGGTTTTATGTGATCAAGACTCCAAGAGTCTTTCGTATTTCCGTAATTATCCCATGACATGCCTTCCTCAAATTGACTTTCGATGTGTTTTAAAAAGAAATCTACACTACATCCTAATAATTCTGTCGTTTTGTTTGATTTGTCTTGCCCTTTAAGTGCTGCGTTGAGTCTTCTCGATAGGTTCTTTTTTATTTTAAAGCCTACATCCGTTAATAGTCTTTCTTTCACCTTTTCATATATTTTTTCTTTGTTTTTAATGTAATAATCTCTGGTTAAATCATTGTGGTGTTTTTTATTCTCTTTATACCACTTTTTAGAATATTCGTTATAAAACTCTTTGTTTTCTTGATATCTTCGTTTAAAATAACGGGAAATCTTTTCTTGGTTTTTATGGTAATGTTCTTTACTGGCTTTTCTTATCTTATCTTTATAGGTTTGTCTGTATTTTTTCTGGTATTCTTTGTCATATGAACATTTCTTACACCTCGCAACATGTTTGTTTCTGTCTTTTCTAAAATGGAATTCAGTTAGAGGTTTTTCTTCTAAACAAAGTGTGCAAATCTTCATGTAATTAATTATCAAACTCAATAAAAAAAGAGGGGGAATAGATCCTCCCTCTTTTCTAATTTCTAATTTTATTTCAATTTAATTGATAATCTCATTGAAATCTGCACCTGTGCGAGTCGCAAGGAAGTTAACCAGAATGAATTCTGCACTTCTTACAGGCTTAATGTAGATGTCAACAACTAACTCATTGTTGTCGATGACTGTAGAAGTGTTATTTCTTTCGTCACAGACGATGAGGTAGTCATAAAGACCTTCATTCTGCTTGGCGATCTCGAAGATTGGTGTTAAGTAATTAACCAAACGAGTTCTTGTGAAGACTGTATTTGGTTGCATTACGAAGTAACGTGTCAATCTAAGGGTAGCTTTTTCAAGAGTTAAGAATAATCTACGAACATTGATTCTATCAAATGCGCTCGGTTTGGCTTGAAGAGTCTTCTGACCCCAAACTGTATATGCGTCTTGAGGGAACCAAACAACAGGGTTGATACCAACTCTGTAGAGAAGGTCACGCTGTTTTTGTGTAGGATTGACACCAATCTCTACGACATTTCTCACAATACCATTCTCAAGACCAGCGGGTGCGAACCAAGGTTGTGCGTTTGCATCCATTCTTGCTATGATTGCGGCCTGATAACCTGAGAACGGAGCCCAGAAGAACTTGCCGGAACTGTTATCAAAGGCTTTAACCCATTGACCATATGTAGCCACATAATTATTATTGGACTCGCTATAAAGATTCTTCATAGGCCAATAAATATGCTGTGAGAAGTTCTTATCTTTTCTATCGATGACTTTGTAATCACGACCTTGGATAAGAATACCTCTCAGAGGGTCAGCAATGTGCATACAATCTTTTCTGGTTTCAGAAACGAAGTTTGTAAATGCGTTGTTGATAACCTGATACCAGTTAGCGATATCACTATCTTTACCTGTGGTTGGATCGTCAAGGGCTTCAATTTCGGTGTTTACGTTCATAGCAGGATCGAATGTGACAGGATTACTACCGTCACCTGCGCCCTGATTATCTTTCGCAGCAGCGTAAGCGTAAATTGTACCGAGACCAGCCTCGACTGTTAAGTCAATATCTACAACGTCCTTATTCTCAGCTAAGAGGAATGACGCTTCAAGTTTCGCAGGAACGTTACCAATAATCTTATCAGTATTGGTCCCTCTTGTGGAGATGAACTGACCAAGCGAATACGCCTGTTTTGCAGTCGATTGAACTTCAACCTGTCCAATACGACCAGATTCATTCTTCCATAGAGCTTGCTCTGAGATATTAGGGTTAACAACAATATCAATATAATTTGAATTGTCGTTGACTACCTTCTCTGCGAAGAACGATTCTTGAACTAATGTTCTAGGATTAACACGATTTGTGTCGTTCTCATCTAAGGAAGCAACCCATTTTTCCTGATAACCGACATAAAGCTTATCAGTATCATTACCTAAACCAGTTGTTCTCAGCTTAAACACAGCAAAAATGAGTGAATCATTGTACGATGCATCTGAGAAATCATATTGGAAACCGCTCTCTAATTGTTCCGAAAGGCTGTTCTGATTAGATGTATCAGTACCTGTTAAAGGGAGACCGAGAGTAGTTTCAGCTAACTGATAAAAACCTAATGGATTAGCGGTATTTGTAGTCTGAACCGAGGAAACGCTATTATAAAGCGGAGTCCCGTCGTTATTAGCACTATTACTATCAATAATGCTGACATAGTACCCTTCAGCGTAATCATTAGTGGAAAGCTTTGTCTTGTTGAGGACTATAAAGCCTGTATTACCGAGGTTGGCATTACTTGCAGTTAGAGAAGCTGTGTAGTTAGTACCAGCGTTACTCCAATTTACCTGACCTGACTTAATATTGGTGTATTCCGATTCCGTTAGTGATAAAAGAGTAGGCTCACCGACTACGAACTTATCGGAGTCAGCATAGAGAGAATCTTGTTCTGCGGATAGCGAAATTGTATCAAAGCCGGAAACAGGGTAAAAAAGACCTGTGTAATTATCACCGAATCCACCACCGGAACCACTACCATAAGGCATACGGTTACAAAGTAGATTAGCTGGTGAATTTAAGACTTCCTCACAAGATTTATAAAAGTATCTTTCTGCTTCTGTGGTAGGTGCTCCGTAAATTTGCTCTAATTCTGATTTGGATGTGACGTTTACGAGTTCGAGAGTTGGACCCTGATTCGCAAAACCATTAATGTAAATATTTGTCCCAACTGGTAAAGAAGTGTTGAAACTTAAATCAATTTCATTAATCTGAACGCCGGGACTTTCAATTGTTCTTGCCATAATATTCTCCTTAAAAGATTCTTTCTTTTAAGTATTTATTATTTTCCAACTAAAAATTATAGTTTTATATCGGTATTATTTTCTAATAAGGTCACATCCATTTGGTTGAAAACGAATTGAAAACTACAATCTATTTCCGATGGGTCTTTGTAATCGTAATTTATCTGACCTAGATTTATGATGAAGGCGTTTGTATAATCAAATCGAACAATTTGCTCGTTATATTCACGTAATCCGTAAATTGTGATCGTGGTTTGATAGTCTGTGTAATCATTCTGCATCTCAATATGCTTATATGTAACGTTTTTCACAGGTTCTGTCTTTTCATTATTGAGAAGATTGTTAGGATCTTTGGATAAATCCCTTATATTATCCATCACTCTATTTTTTTCTTCACGAAATTCCGTGAAATAATCAGTCATCCCACTCTTCTTAGGATCATTTAATATCGCTAACCACTTCCATAATACCCAATAATTGTCAAAATTGTTATCAACATTGAAACCCACAGTAATGGCTCATATGGAGGACGAGACATCGAGGTTATATTATAAGGCTGTCCGTAAGTGTTGATCGTCTGATTGGGAACATTCACTGTAGGGACCACCGATCCGAACACTGAGAACTGTAATTTGTCTAAATTTACTAAATCGTTCGATCTGGTGTTGGAATTTATATCTTTTAAAACTTTAGGGACATCCAAAACAAGTAAAAACTTGTCTTTCCGCGCCTTATTTAATATGCTTTGATGTATCTCACTCATGATGTAAATACTTATTGATGGAACACCCACCCTTCTTCAGCTAATGATTCTAAATCTGATTTTCCTTCATCATAAAATCCAACATAAGCTGGAAGTGGGTCTGAATCGTTGAAATTCTTCATCAAACTTTGAGATCCGAAAAACTCTTCTTCATCATATAATGACTTTTTAATCTTCAGAGGTTTTCCACGCTCATCATACTTTTCGATTTCATAATAACGTTCACACATCTCATTCTTTAAGGCGTATAAGCCCCATGCTAAGGCAAGTACCATATCATCAAATAAGTCTTCACCCTGCTTTTTCTTCCATGTCCCATTCGGATAACGCACAAACGTCTCAAACTCTTGAATGGTTATGATATCGTAAATATCAACTGCTCCCAATTCATTTAACCAATACCTCATATTAGTCACAGCATCTAATTTAGTGTTTGTGTGTGAATAGATACCCAAACGTTCATAGTTGATTTTGTCGGAATTGGGTACATGATTAGCTATCTTCTCATATTTAAATACATTATACAGGTTATCGAGGACACCACTACCCACATTATTCCTTTCCATGAATATATAAGGACTTCCCCACTGTCCTGCTATTTCATATAAAATCTTCGAGAAGGAATAGGGATTTATGTATTGATCCCTATAACACGCAACTTGTTTTATTCGTGTTAAGTCTGTCAAATCTAAGACCTGAACTGTGGACGCAGTAGATCCTATACCTTCACCCACATCACAACCCATCACGTAAATTCGATTTGGCTGCGCTTTTTCCCATATTTTATAGGTGTTTTCTTTTAATATGATCTTCGGTTCAATGGCTTCTTTCCTATATTTGGTTATGAGTTCAGCATTAATAGCTGATTCGCCTGTTGAAATGAACTCGTTGCCGAATTCCTGATTGAAAGCTTCTAGTGAACCAAGGGATGCAATCGTTTTACGTTTCCACGATTCGTCTCTACCGGGAACTTCCCACCAATCGATTCTCTCCGCTTTCCAATCTTTATCTTCATTCCTTTCAGCCGTGCTATATACCTTATAGAACTGGTTACCTGTACCATTAGGTGTAGACACTGAGAAAATCTTCGATTTCTTGGATGATGAAACGATAGGAATTGTTGAACGCCAGAATTCCTCCATGAAGTTATGGGGGATGAAGGCCATTTCATCAATAATAATACAATTTTTCGTTAATTTTCCGTTAGTGAAATACGTATGACCACCGTGAACGTGTAATAATTCGTAAACTTTTTCTTGATTTTCGAAAGTTTCTATATTTGTTATGACAGTTCCATCAAACACAGTATCATCAACAATAACGTCACACGCAAACCGGATAGATTTATCTGACATAATCAATTTATGTTTTGGTGTACACACTAAAAATTGATCGTCACTAAACGTTATTTTAATTTTTTGTGGGTTATCGCCTTGCATGATACCTTCAAAATCTTGAAAACCTGTATCGGTTAAGACTTGAAATCTAGTATTTTTGAAAATTTTATAGTTACTTAAGTCAGCCATTTTATTTGTTATGGTCGTCCTTTAATCCAACCTTCGGGTAGAATATCATCTTTTTGGAATCTTTTAATTTGCAATGTATCTTTATGATGTCCGAAATAACTTCCTTTATTCATACCTTTATAATTTGTGGTGTTTTTTGGTCCTGTGCCTTTCACCCACCCTTTAGGTGTCGGATCGCATTTAGAAATACGTTTACTCTTCTTCGTTTCAGGATTATAGATATACCTCATACCTTTTCCTGACCTTTTTGCGCCACCATCTTCACTGTTTGCATGGTACTCTTTAATGCCATGTGAAATATTTTCCCTCGCTTGTTCAGTTCTTTTCATTCCGGTATGTGTTTCAGCAGTCTTTTTAATTTTATCGGGGTCTTTATTCACCTTTTCCATTATTTCTTTATGTTTTTCTGAATTCTCTTCAACCCACTTCTTTCTTGCATCACCAATCTTTTTATTTCGTTCTTCGTTCGACCAACACTTCTCACCCATCATTAAACAAAAATCCTCATCGGCGTATCTTTCTTTTGCTTTTTCTTTTAATATAGATTTTTGATTTTCATCTTTAAATCTTAATTTTTGACTTTTACCCATTCTTTCGGACATAGAAGAGTCACCACCTTCCCAATGTCTACCACCAACACTTAAATTATAAGTGTTTTCATCTTTAACGAATTCCATATTCACAATTTCTTTTTCTTTTTGTAAAGCCTCTTGATATGAATCGAAAAAATACAATATTTTCTTTTCAAAATTTTCTTCGCCATATTTTTGCATCTCATTTAATAACCTTAGTCCCGATCCCATATACCCATCATTAAGGTTATCCGTTTTATGAACTCCTATATATTTCATATTATTTTTTTTATTCACTATTTCGTAAACATAATTAAATTTTCTTTTGTATTTTCCAGACATATCATTCCTTTTTCAATTACTTATTAAGATGAGGTCGCTTTTATTCCTCATCCACTATAGTTAAAGCAAATTCTTCCCCTTCTTTTGAAATGACATCATAAAGGTTTTCCATACTTATGTCAAATATAAAATCGTTTTCTTTATCTTTAATGGTTACTATGGTGTCACCATCTACACAGTTAGCGGTGTCGCCTCTGGCAGCGGTACTAGTAGTGGTCGAAATAGCAATTGAAGAATCGTTACCAAAAACAACTTCCTTCACATCCCACTGCTTAATAGTAGGTTTGATCCAATTGGGGATATATTCATACGCTAATTTGATTCTTTTGAGAATGTTTTTAGCTGTAGCTTCTTTGTTAGCTACGATAATAACTCTGTAATCCGAAGTGAAACTTACCATCCAAAGTGCAAAGATGGTCATCATGGTCGTATTTGAGGTTGGAATGTATGTGTTACCACACAAGAACATCGCATCATCACTATCGACTGTTATACAGCGAACAGGGACACTTTCAACTGGTTCTATGGTTTTAATTGTTATAAAGTCGTTTTCTGTGTGTTTTTTACATGATGGTATGAAAAACTTTGATTTTGAAATGAATATTTCTTTTGTATTTATTTTTTTATTATTAATTTTATCAAAAGACCCAAACCAAAGATGTTCTTCATCAGCTATAATTTCTTCACCATTATCGAAGGTTATCTTATAACAAGGTCTGTCATACATAACATCCCACGCTTTAACTACATTTGTTTCTTCACCATTATTATCAAAAACGACATCACCATCTTTTATCTCACCCATTGTAGTCCACCCGTTGGGAGTGGGTATTGGAGTGTCTAAAGCTAAAGCTTTACCAACCTGACGACTAGCTAAAAGACACACAAAACGGTTCTTTTCAAGGCTCTTTAAGATACGTTTTTGGGCCTTATATAGCTTAATTTTCTGTTTACCTTCATCGAGAGTTGTAATGAAAAAGTAATTCTGTGCAAAGTGGGAAATGTTCTTACGGGCTTTATCTAATTCTTTTAATCTTTCCTTTGTCCATGCGTATTGTGAATTGACAGCAGGTAGTCTTTCATTGTTTAAATATGTGACTGTTTGATCCTGCTCATGGAAATCCAGATCAACTTGTTTAGTTTGTTTTTGTGTTTTCATATTAGGTTTTTTTTCATAATTATTTATATAATTGGCTCTAAAAACAATAAATAATTGTAGAAATGTAAACATGTTTTTGCTTGAAATGGATTCGTGAACAATAAATAGTTAAAACATTAAAGGAGTAATTATGGACGAAAAGTTAAACGAGATTTATAGTACAATAGTAACTGAAAGCGAAAAGGTTGCTGAAGCACCAGTTGGTGAATTAGAGGGCTCAGAAAAAGCACAAGGCCCCAAATCGGTTGAAACCGCAGACAATAAAGTCGATGCCCCCGAAGAAGGCCCTTCTCAGGGTGAAGTTAAAAAGGGTGGCGCATGTGCAAACAAAGAAGTAGTTGAAGATTCATTTGATTTTAAATCGTCTGCTTCATTTGAAGAGCTTTATAAGAATATTATCGGTGAGAATGAAGACATCGTTTCTGCTCCTGACGTAGAAGGTGATTCTTTTGATGACGATCTCGGTGATTTTGACGCTGCTCTCGAAGATGACGTTGATGAAGAAACTGATATCGCCACAGAATTACGTACAATGGCAGACCGCTTATCCGAATTAGCAGATAAGTATGGCGAGCCGGAAGATGAAATGGAAGGTGAAGACGACGTTTCTGACGAAATCGATGACTTAGGTGGCGAAGAGGACGATGAAGATGAAGTTTTCGAATCCATCAAGTCCGAGCCAGAACCAAAACCTTTTGATCCTGCCGTAAACAGAGCCAAGACAGCAAAAGGTAAGCTTTCCAGCGTTGGGAAGAAGAAAGCCAAAGGCGACTTAAAGGGTAAGCATACAGGCGAACCTGAAACATTAGGTGACAAGAAAGGTCACACAAATACTAAAGGAAACACTGCCAAGGCATCTGGACCTGCCGCAAGCAAAAAAGCAACTGACGCTTTTTGCTAAAAGATATCCCCATATATCTCCTTTACAAAGAATTCTCCCCCAAAAAGGGAGAATTTTTTGTTTTATAAATAAGTATTTAAAATGAACTTCAACGAATTTTACACTGAATCCATATTAGATACCCCTAGAACAGACCTCGATCCCACTGTATTTGAATTAGTGGACGGTCTTCCCCCTAAACTACATGGGGCTATCAAAGCACAAATTCTTGAAGATGTGCTTCGCTTGAAAAGAAAAATGGTGGTTAATAAGACTTTCATTATCGGAAGTATTCTAACTAAGACTTATAATAAGAATTCAGATATTGATGTCACCTTAGAAGTCAATAGTGAAGATGTCCACCCTGAAACGGGATTGGCCGGGGTTGAAGAATTGACATACCTTTTAAGGGATTTAAATGGTAATCTGGCTGTTGGGACTACTCACCCTATCAATTACTACATCACAACCGAATTCAGAGAAGAAAACGCCGACGCTATTTATGATATAGATACCGATGCATGGGTTAAAGAGCCTTATGATACACAATTAGAAATCGCTAACTATATGCAAAAGTTTGAAGAGTTAGTTTCATCAATAGACCTCTCTACTGGTAAGTTGAAGAGAGATGTTGTTGATTACATGGAACTTAAGGATTTAGACGAATCCAGCATTATAAACTTCCATACTATTTTAAATAAGAAACTTTACGAGATTAATAAGAATATTGAAGAGTTGGTGAAGTTTAAGAAGGATATAAAATCGAAACGTCAAGATGCCTTCTCCCAACCTCTCACACCAGATCAAATTTTAAAGTACGCTTCAAAGAATAGGCTCCCTGCAAATGTGATTTATAAACTCTTTCAGAAGTATTATTACTTCGATCTCATTAACCGTTTAGATGATATCATCTCTAATAGAGATAAATCAAATGAATATGTTGATGACATTGAGGACGTCCTTGGATATAAAGAGAGCGTTTCTTTTGAAGAGTTTGATGCTCTTTACGAAGACTTTAAAACGTTCAAAGGCGGTAAAGTAGATTGGGCACAGCCGAAATCCGTAAGAAAATATAGAGATAGACGCTTTAACTTGTCAAAAGGTTTAGCCGGGAAGAGTTTAAGACAGACCCCTAACATCTATTCTAGAAATTCAAATCCTTCCAGTTTTAGAACCCTTGGATTAGCTAACAAAGTCGTTGATGTAGCGAAGAGATCTCCTTCAGGTATTTGGAGGTTGACTCCATTACAAGTGAAAGAGATCGCTTTAAAGTATCACCATATCCCGCCGAATAAGCACGATCCTATCAAGCACTTAGGTAACACTGGTATTGTAGTCTGGCGAAAAACGCCTAAACATTTCTATTTAGTGAAGCATCGCCATTTACGTAAGAGTTAATTTTTTTCTTTTAGATTAGCGTCTATATATTCGCAGACTCGTTTGGCTCGTTTGACGGTATCGAAAAATCCTATAAGTTCTGCCCTATAAGAATTAGGAAAATCTCTAAACGTTATAGCGCCTCTATGGTCTTTCGTGACGGACCAATTGGCATTTTTACCGATTCCGTAATGCTTGAAGATCTTTTGGTTATTAGGTTGCTGAATGGTGTGTAGTTGCCGTTTCCACTTCATGATCACTAAAGCCTCTCATAATGGTGTCCATTATAACTGTCTTCTCAAGACGTTGTTTGTTTATTTCTTCAACTTCCATGTCATTTTCGTATTGCTTCGAAAGGGAGTTGACGTAGTGTTTAATTGCGATTGGTTTTAAGTCTAGTTCGTCGAAATCTTTATTCAATGATTCACAATTCTGTTCTATCAATTCTATAGCTGTCAGTAATGCAAACCAACGACTTGTTTCATACTTCGACATTTGTTCAGGGGTTCTCTTCTCCATGTTATTATGTTATTTCCTTATTTGTGTCAATCTTCATGGTAACATTACCTATGAAGGGCATATCCAAACTAACACCTGTCAGTTCGTTATTTTCTATGATGAAATTATAGTTTTTTATGCCTTCTCTGTCAAGGGCAATCTTCACATTCTCTAAGAAATTCTTTCGTGCCAATTCATTTCCCAACCCTACACTTTTGAATTTTATAGCTTCTAATGTTATAAACCCCTTTATTTCGTTGAATTTCGGGTATTCATGAAGGTCGAACTCGGCTTTATTCTTTTGGGAAGGCATGATGTCCTCCCCACGTTTCTTTCGACAACCTTTACAAACATAATATTTAGATAATTCGACAGTGTTCTCACAATCAAATTTCCCCAAATACCGTTTATAATATTTGCTTCGTGCGGAGACAGATTTCCCGCATTCGCTGCAATTGAAATAATATGTTGCCATTAATCGACGGATTTTCGTTCAACGTATGAGTTAATGAAACCATGAACGGCTGAAAATAACAGATCAACGTCAATAGTTTCTAATTTCATATTAGGGTCTTCCTGATCTTTCGTCAATTCCATGTCTATTTGTTTAGAAAGAACCCTAAACGCAGAGTCTATAACTATAAAGCACTCTTTTAATGTGGAAATCTCTATCTCTTTTTTAACCATCTCTTCACGTAATAGTTCATAAAAAAGTCTAGAAAGAGAATGGAAAAGGTTTAAATGATCATATTCTGAAACGGAATTATAATTAGAAATTATCTCACCCTTTTCGTATGTTGTGATAAACTTAGGGTCTATTTTTGACCAATATTCTAAACCCTTTTTAAGGTGTTCCTCTTTTTCTATGGTTTTAGGTGATTTCTCAGAGACGTCTTCTTTGGGTTTGAGAAGTTCCCTTATCTCATCTGAAAGATATTCGTCAGGGTTTTTAATCGGCTCATCATTCATCTGTCTTCACATCCTCTTGAGGGAGCATATCATTAGGTGTGGATTCTAATTTCGAAAGCGTATCAGTGATGTTGATTTCAGTGTTTAAAGGTGTTGTTGACCTAACTACACCATATGAGAAAATCACCTTATTAGGTTGTTTACATGATACACACTCAAATGCGTTATCTCCATTTAGATTTAAAATGTGTTCGTTTTGCGCTCGACAATATTCACAATTAACTAAAACGGATTGTTGACTCATCACACTAGCAGCCTGTAAATCTATTTTAGATATAGCTACTTTAGCTTTTTCTGTGGCCATTTTATTTGAAACCAATCCGAAAAGCCAAATAACAACAAACGAAAATATAAAGCTTGGGAGGAAGGGTTTTCCTAATAAGAAAAAGGCATATGCGCTAATACCAGATAAAAATAAAATGATAAATATAGACATGAGAAATAAGAAAAAGACCGTCAGTTTTTGCATAATATGTTTCCTTTATAATGATATGTTCTCAATATTATAGAACATCTCTTGTATAAAGTCAATCATCTTAGTGGTATTTTCTATCTCTTTTTGGAGGGTCTTTTTATCTTGCCCCCCAATATTGGGGAATTTCAAGGTTTGTTTCAGTTTAGTGCGTAAAGAAACAAGATCCGTGTAGATTTTCACAAGGTCATCGTTAATGAAATCTAATGGGAAGGGTTTGATTGGTGGCGCTTTAGAAGCTTCATCTTCCATACGAGCCATATTCATAAAGTTGTTTTCAAAAGTTCCCGAATTAGTTGTGGCACCATGAGGCCATCTAATCATATTACTTTCCCATGAAGAAGCGTTCTTCGGGTTAGAAAATGAATTAGTAGCAAAAAATTCGTTTAGAACTTTCTCGAAAGGGTTATTGTTCTTCTTTTGACTCATTATTCAATTTAATTTGTTCTTCATGACGTTTAGCTACGCCGTTACATTTAGCACAGACCCAAACGCATTCCACAATCATCTTATCGCCTTGACGGTAAGAACTTTCTCTGCCGTATGCCATCCCATTACCACAAATGTGACAACCAACTGGTACATTACTGATGTTCATATTTTCTCCTTAGTATTTTACCTGATCTTCGTCAGGTAAACCTCTTTTATTCGTCCACTTATTTCTTCCTCGTCCTTTTTCTTTGACGTCACGATGGTTTGTGTGTCTTTCCGTTTTACTACCGTGTTTAGATTTTCTTGTCATTTTTGAGGAAATGCCTTTATTTCTTGATTTTGGCATATAGGTATCGGCAAGATCTTCGTCGTCCTCTTCCGAGAATGATTCTTCGACCTTCTCAGAGGCTTCACCACCCAATACAGCTTTAATTTGTGCAACTATATCTGAATTAAATGAAAACTCGGAACCGTTAACGTTAACCTTTAAGGATTCACCGTCCATAGCTACAGCACTTGAATCGGAATCAGTATCTACAGCTTCTTCACCTTCAGCGTCTACAATGCCATCATAACCTGCGGAATCTTCTGTGTCATCTTGTACACATCCACCACACTCACAGCCATCACATCCACATCCGTCGTCTGATTCAACACTGTCAATGTCATTCATAAAATCTGTTGCGGTCTTTGTGAACATATCAGCAGGTTCTTCTGTCTGTTCAACTTCACTCACAGAGTCCGAAGACTCATCTGGAACTAAGACCACTTTCATTAAGTTTTCATTGTACTCATTAAATTTCTTCATAATATATAACCTTTTAACTACTTATTATTTCACCTTTGTTTTCTGAAGGTTAAATTGCTCTAATAGCTCTTTTGTAACGAATTTTGGCGATTTTTCGACGAACTCTACGATCTCATCCTCGACGTATTTCTTAAACTCTTCATCGCTAATGTGTAACACATCTAATTCTGGCAACCCTAAGACTGAAAATATATTCATTTTTGAGTCAAAGTCAACTAAAGCTAAAAATTGCCCTGTTCTCTCACCAGATTTGACAAAATAAAAATTACCAACTTTTGTTTTTCTCGCTCTTTTCATAATTTATTGGATTATAACACATTTTTTGATATAATCTATTAAATATTTACAGGAGAAAACACTTTTTTATGGAATATTTCAGAGATCAACAAGTCCTTGTGGAATTAACTGAGTCTATATTATCTAATATTAATATAGCGAATGCGTTTGCGGACCAAATTAAAAATATTCGAAATTTCCCACAAGAACTAAAAGATGTTTTTAATAAATTTGGATATGTGGAAAGTGGAGATATTAACGATTTATTCGCACGTAGCGACGACATTGACCATTTAACCAAACAGTATTTAAAAACGAAGGATCAAAACGCCTTGAAACAAATTGAAGCTATACTAAATCATTGGAAAGTGAAAACAAATGAATAATTTTAACAGAGATGAAGGGTTAATTGCGTTAACAGAAGCTATATTGAATGGGTTCTCAGCCGATAGTGAAATGAAAAAAGCTATTGAAGAAGTCCAAAAATCCGATGTGTTCTTTTCCAACATTATAGCGTCCATGAAAATCTATTCAAGTAATAGAGGACGCACAATGTCAACAAACGGTAAAGATCTCGAATATAATCCTGCATTTGTAGAAGAATTGATTCAAATGACAGGTATGAACGAATCTGTTCAAGCTATTATTGTTCACGAAATTCTCCATATTGCTTTTGGTCATCATATAGCGTTCGCAAAAGAACTTGACGAAGCAAAAAGAACAAACAATAAAAATCTCAAATGGTTAGTGAATGTCGCATGTGATTTAGCTATTAACACGTTTTTATATGATAGGAAAGGTTTCCCAAAATTCAAGAATCTTTATGTCCCCGGTTATTCCCCACAAGAAGAACCTTTTGTTAGTTTTCCAAAAGAAAAAGACGCAAGATGGTATTATAATCAACTAAAAGACTATTACAAGAATAAACCGCAGGACGAACAACCACAAGATCAAGATAGTGGTGATGATCCCGATCAACAAGACGATTCTGGCGAACAAGGCCAAGGTGGGGGTGGACAGGGGCAACCTGATGACTCCAACGAACAAGGCGAGGAAAACTCTCAAGGTGGCGGTCAGGGCGCTTCCGAAGGTGAGGAAGAATCCGGTGACGAACAAGGAAGCCAAGGCGGTGGCGAGGGAACGGCTGAAGGGGATCAGGAAGGTCAAGGGAGCGGTCAAGGTGGCCCAGAACAAGCTAAAGGTTCGGGAGGCTCTGAGGGCGATTCTGAAGGTTCTGAGGGCGGTTCGAGTGTAGGTGAAGGTGGAGATGAGGAAGGGGATTCTGCTGGCGCTTCAAGTGAAGGAAGTGGTGGTGGAGAAGGTTCCGGCTCATCCAAATCTGAAGGGGAAGAAGCCAGTGAGATGAATATCCCTGATGAATTAATCGATTCATATAAGGGAACAGGTGAAATTGAAGCTCATCCTGACGCTGATGGTGATCAAATCGACAACCAAAAACAACAACACGATCAGGATATGAAGCAGATTCAAAAAGATGCTGAAAAACTTAACGATATTAAGCAGCAAAGAGGTATAGGTGGGTCCGGTGGGGCTTACTCCAATATCAATTACGCTAAATTCATTAAAGACCAGAATAAAATTCCTTGGAATCAAATCATCAATGAGTTCTTAACTGAGAACGAAAGAGGGGAAACTACTTATAGGAGACCTTCGAGAAGAAGTTCAGGTATGAGTTTCAGTGATTTCTATGCCGATAGGGACGAGGAAATCATAATGCCTTCACGATATGAAGAGAAACTTAATGAACTTATGTTGATTGTTGACGTTAGTGGGAGTAATCAACGTGCCGCTAATGGTGTGTTCCCTGAAATAAAGGGAGCTATTAATAGTTCTGGATTTGGTAATCAATCCGCTTTGAGGTTAGTGTCGTTTAACACAAGAGTTGAAGATGAATATATCTTCTCATTCAATCCTAAAGATTACGTTAGTCTCAAAAATCCCAACGAAAAACTTGCAGATGAGAACGTTATCATTCCCCAAGGAAATGATCTATTAAGTGGCAGTGAAATGGATAACTTCAATTGGAGAGTTGGTGGTGGGACGAGAATTGGTCCCGTATTCGATGCTCTTTCACAGTTAAGGGAACAGCCACCGTTTATTGTGATATTAACCGATGGTGAATTCACTTACTCAGAAAGGCAAATGCTTGAAAAGGGTAATTTCCAATTCAAGATCATTTGGATTATGACTTTAGATAATGGTATCGAATACCAAGGACATAGAACATATAAACTTTACGAAATGGACTACACAGTATAATGGAAATCGAACAAATACACGCAAAAATAGAAGAGTTAGAACGTGAAAGAACCCGCATCTTACGTGGTATGGGTGGTCGTTACAGTTATACTCATAGGTTAAAAGTAAAACCCGATGAGAATAAAAGTAAGATTAAAAGGAATGCGAAGCGAATTAAAGATGTGAAAAAGCGTCTTTTAAACTTAACAGATGAAATCTATAAACTTAGAAGAAGTTTGGAATCGCATTCTGTGACAATGGAATCCAGCGCAAAATTTAACTCGGTATACACTGAAGTTCTAAAGGAATTTTAACGATTTTTATTTCACTTAGATGGATACTCCCCTTAAACATATTAGGGCTATCCAAATGATTAGGTAAACGTCTTTTCACTTTAAAGGTTTTCCTATACCATGAAATGACTTCTGAGAAGAACGTACCTATATGTCTAACTGCTCTGTAGTAGATATTATATAATTCGAATCCGACTTCTTTCATTTGACGACGAAAGATCCGATCTACTTGTCTTCTGGTGTATGGAAAGTCCTCTGTGTCGTATATCCCCATACATCCAACATCGTGAATAAGGGTAGATAGCCATAAAATAGGGTATCCCGGTTTATCTTCTGATTCAGGGCCATCATATGCTAATGTCGCACCGTCCCATATCGTATTCTTTTGAATATGCCAAATGCCGTCCTCTATATAAAACCAAGGGTATTTTTCAGAGGACCAATTTTTATCCGATGGTCCGATATCGACGGCTATATCTTCATCGAGAATGAGATATTTTTTATTCTTCTGGCTCATCAGGCGTCTCTCCTGATACTCTTAAAGCGTCTTTCGCTTGATTCATACCTCTTAGAAACGCAGAAATACCTGCAATGGCAGGAAAAGCCCCACCTGCACCCTTGGATGTGTAATCCTCTTGGGCTAGTTTATCAAGATTTACACCAATTTTAGAGGCGTCACTTCTTAATTCTGCGTAAACTTTATCAAGCTTTTGGGAGAAAATCTTCATGAGTTGACTTGCTCTTTGCTCTTCGACATCCATTTCACCTTGCTGTTGTAATTCTCCGGCTGCTCTACCAAGACGAGTATCACCAGCTACTTTACTGATTCCACCAAGTGCTTTATTACCGAGGCTTGAAAGTCTTGTCCCTGATTTGGCTTTAATTCGGTCTAATATACCCTCGTCAACTTGGGTGAACGCTTCTTCTAATAAAATTTGGTCATTGTCTCTCATGATATTTCCTTTTAATTACTTACTATTTTTAAATGTCATCAAACTCAGATTGTAATGATTTTTTATCGTTTTGAATGCCACTCGCCATAGTTTGACTAGTTTTCTGAATAGTATTAGGTGCCTTTTTAGCCAATAAAACCTCAGAAAAGTCATCTTTGAGATTACTATCCTGAATATATTTCAACATTCTTTCCTTCACCGAACGTGTCGTGTAAATGCCTTTTAAAATTTCCCTTATAACAATAGGGCGAATAGTTGGGTCAACTTGACTCACAACTGTATTCAAAGCCTTCATTGCAGCTAAATTCAATACAATGGATAAATGGAATTCAGGGTTTATCTTATAATCTATAAATGCTTGTTCCGCTTCAGGGTTACCTGCAATACCTTTAAAATTAATAGGAATGTCTAACCCAATACTACGAAATAAATCCGTCAATACCATCTTAGAAGGTTGTGTTAAATGGCCAACAAGATCTCTATGCATAGTCTCAACATTCCAACTCTTTAATGGAATTGTAATGTCATTAGCTAATTGAAAAGAAAGGGTTTCTATCTCATCCGCAGACTTACCACGAATATCATTCGCAAAATGTCCGAATCTCTTTTCTAACTTTGCGCTGAGATTCTTTGCAGTTTCAAATATTTGGGCAGTCTTCTTAATGATACTCTTCTTCTTATAACGGGTCTTCTTAATCTCACTAACTTTTAAACCCTTTACAAAGTTTATATCACCAGCATCAAGACCTTTCTTCTTAGCGTTTTGAAGTAATAAATCTACGTTTTTCTTATACTTTTCGATGTATGCGTCTAACATCGAATCTATTCGAGATTCAATGCTACCTTCTACATCTTCGGTGAAAATACTATTGTAATTTTCTATAAAGCTGGTGAAGGCTGTTGTTACTTTTTTATTCTCTTTGACTAAAGATTTAGCTTTTTGTTTGGCCTTTTCGACACCATATCTACGCTCTAATGTTTTATAGGTCTCCCAAGAAACTTTAGGTTCTGATATTTCGTCATAATTTCGCTTACGATTTTTAGCCTGCTCATCTGTAGATTCGACATATTTTTTCAGTTTAGTATAATACTTTGGGTCTTCTTTTAAATGGTCTTTGGCTATATCGGTGTAAACTTTTTTCTTAGGTCTATTGGGGTTTTGTTTCAGTTTTTTTATCGTTTGGGAATGTTCCCTTTCGATTTCTCGCCCTTTTTTTAATTCCTTTTTAAATTCACTATCTTGGGAATGCATTATTGAAAATTCCTTTTATTTTATCTTCCATCTTATAAGACAATTGCTGTCTATATAACCACTCATCTATCCCATAAGGTTCTGTTGGGTCAACATCATCAGCTTGGAACATCCACTCAATGGCTTGCTTTTCATCTCTCGCACCACGTTCAATCATCATTTCAACTTCATCTGAAAACTTTTTATCGTTCTGGGAGCGAATTTTGTCTTCTTCTTCAAGATGAGCACTTAGTTGTGAACTTATATCATCCGCTAACCGCTCCAATTCCTCATCAGTATAATTACTCCAATTGGCTCGCATTCTAAAACCGTGTAAATCTTTTGATGCATCTGATATATAATTAATCAATTCGTCACGTTTACTAAACTCTTCTTGATATATACTTTCCATTAATAGTTGATCATTGTCTCTCATGATTATTCTCCACCACCGCCGTCACCGCCGCCAGCGTCACCTGTGGCACCGTTAAAACCAATACCGCTATGCGGATAAAACCCATAAGTGGAATTCTTATAATGCTTAGAAGGCTTCCATTTGTTTTTCGAAGACGATTTCTTCTTCTTTTTCTTCTTCTTTTTCTTTTCTAACAGAACAATCTCAAACTGACGCTCAAATGCTTTCATATGTGTCATAACCCTTTGTTTAATTACTTACTTATTTATATGAATAAAGGGACCATTTTTAATGATCCCTTTATTTTTTTTTATGTTTTATTTTCTATTTAACATTTACATTTATTTTTTTAACCTTCTCCGGTGGCTTCTCCTTAACAGGTAAAATAATCGTTAAGATCCCATTTTCTAATTCACTAACAATATTTTCTGTATCCACATTTTCACCTAATGTGAATTTTTTAACCATAGAACGAGTACTAATACCTTTATGTACATAATGTATATTTTCCTGTTGTTTAGGGGATACATTCTCTTTTCCATAGTTAATCGATATTTGTAATGTGTTATTGTTCACGGACACATCTATAGCGTCATTATTAACACCTGCAACAGCGTATTGCATTATAGTTTTTTGTGTTTCCCCCTCTTTATCCGTTTCCACAATAACGTCATATGGGAATGAGTCTTTCGGGAAAAAAACATCCCAAGATCCGTGGTCATTGAATAATTTACTAGGGAATGTAGCGTCAAATGCTGATGGAATACCATCAAATAATCTTATTAGTTCTTTTGTCATTTTATTCTCCTTTCAATAAGCAAGAACATCGTTGGTTCTGTTCAGACACCAACTAAAATCAACACACCCTGTGTTAATTCTAAAAGTAATTATATCTTAGGAGTTGAAAATTTCAATTTTTTTAAACATTTTTTAAACTATTATAAATTTCAATAGTTTTTTGTTTAATCACATCTTCTGACGCCTCAAAGAGGTCTTCATCGATGATATTTTCTTCCATTTGACTCAGAATTTTACTCATGTAGGGTTTGTTTTCCCTTTCTTTTAGTTCAGGAATCCATTCCATAAGTTTTCTCCCATCAATAAGGGTTTTTATACGTGTTTTTAACTCACTAGCTTGATAACCTTTATTGGCTTCAGCAGCTAATCTTTCAGCGTATTCAACCTTTTTCTGGAAGTCTTGAGGTGTAGAATGTTCAAATTTACGACACATCTCATCAGCATATCCAACAGCCTTTAAATACTCCCAATACGGATGATTGACAATTGAAACAACCTTACTCTTCTTCATGTCATAAATCTTATGAACTCTCATATGATTCGCAGCACAATATTCCAAAACTTCCCTATCATCGTTCGATAATCTTAAACGTTTTGCAATTTGCTTGACAATAGGAACACCAGCTTCCTCATGTCCATGATACGAATGCTTACCTTGATTATAGTCATATGTAGTGGCTTTACCCACATCATGAAACGCAATGGCTAAATTAGTCAAAGCATCAGTGCTATTACTAACTCTTAATGCTTCTAAAATGTGCCCTAACACTTTCCCACCACCTTCAGGGTGGTGTTTAATGTTGTGTTGCATGTCTTTTAGTTCATATAACTCAGGGAGCAGTTTCTGAAGTAAGCCTATTTCATCTAATTTCTCTATATAATTGGCTAAAACGGGTCCAGAAATCCCTGCAACCTTGTATAACTCTTCTGCAATTCTCTCCTTAGCAAGATTATCTACAGAATCCTTTAACTCTTTTGCCGATTTTAACGTCTCATCTTCTATTTCAAATCCCATTTTAATGGAGAATCTTATCATTCTTAAAATTCTAATAGCGTCTTCCGTGAATCTTAAGCGAGCATTGCCGACAGTTCGAACAATACCTTGCTTTAAATCGTCTAAACCACCATGATGATCGATGATTTCCCCGTCACTATTGACACCCATAGCATTAAATGTGAAGTCTCTTCGTTCAGAATCGCTCTTGAACGACTTAACTAATGTCACTTCATCCGGTCTACGATTATCACTGTAACCTTCCTCAGTGCGGTAGTGTGCCACTTCGAATTCTTCATCCATAAATAACACCAAAAGAATGCCGAAGTCTTTCGATTTTCCGATATCATGTGTTCTGAAGTTCTTCTCAATCTTATCTAAATCGACATTTGTAGCGATATCAACGTCTTTTATGGGCTTTTTTAAGACCAGATCTCTAACTGATCCACCCACAATCAAGGCTTCTGCGCCTTCACCGCCAAGTGCCTCGATCTCTTTACAAAGAGCAACGCCCTTAGCGAAAAGGGAGTTTGAGGCAACAATACCAGAGAAATCCTCTAGCTTGTCTTCAACTATAATGTCGTTGTACACGTTTTGAAAATAATTCATTAATTAGTCTTTCTTTCTTATTTGAATACATAAATATTTATATATTTTACAGACAAAAAGGAAGAGTGTCAATATGATTTATGAAGTAGAACTACAAGATGTATATAGCAATGTTGTTTTAGAAGAAAATAAAAAACAGAGCCTTTCATGGCTACATTCGAAAGGGATTCCTGAAGAGGTAATAAAGAAGATTATACAGTTGGATGTCACACCATCGAAAGGTCATAGTATTCAATTGGGGAAATATTACCTCGAAACCAATAGTATTGGCCCTATTTCAGATTACTACAAAAAGTTTGCGAAACTCTACGAAAAGAATAAATCTCTTCAAATAACAAAATATAAAACTTTTCACGATTTTGAAAACTTCATTGACGCTAATGAAAGAAGTCATGGTAAAATCAACACAAAAGGTGAAAAGACTTCTTCGGAAGTTCGTAGTGAAGCCATTTACGAAGATGAAAATGTGGAGATATATTATGCATCTAATGTAAAATCTGCATGTGATTACGGACATAAATTAGGACAAAGTTACTCGTTTTGTATTTCGAGAACAGGTTCTGGTAACCTTTATAACGCTTATAGATTAAGACAGCAGTCGTCAATGTATTTCATCAAATCAAAACACAGATCATCCAATATTGTAGACGGTAGATATGAAGACCCTTCACATATGATTGTTTTGGATGTGATGCCTGACCCATACAACAGTTCCGAAATAAAGTTACAATGGACATGGGCAGATAACGGATCTCAAGGTCACGGTACAAAAGAAACCACATGGGAAGAAGTCTTTGAAGAAGTTCCTGAGTTACAGGTACCTTACGAAAAGGGTGTATTCGAATCCCATCCACTATCCCCTGAAGAGAGATCGAAACTCGAAACCTTCAACGCCATCAACGAGGGTGATTTTGAATCTTTCCATGAACTGGATTACGACGAAAAAGATGAATACCTAAAATCAGGGTTCACCATCGACGACTCCATTTTCAATTCATTGGATAAAGAACAGCGCAATGAGTTCCTTGGGACCGGGGGCGAAATCAGTGAAGGTATGTATGAAAGCTTATCCCCCGTTGAATTGAAGCGTTGGTCTGAAGTTCGTTTACGTGTTATTGAAGCTATGTTATAGGTGGTGTCGTGAACAAACCTGACGCAAGACTTCTTTATAAGACCTTTAAAGAAAACCCTAATCATAGCGTTTTCGACCATTTTGATGGTAATAGATATATGTGGTATGATTTATTCAGAATCAACTATGATGACACAGGAATTCCTGATAAAGAGTTAATGGGTAAATTACAGAATGACCTTTTCTTTTCCTTTCGTGTTTCTGTTAGATTAGTTGAGAATGGGGATTCACATCTCGTATCGCCAGAAAATCTTGAAGGAGTTACAGGTTCAATTGAACAAACCTCCCAATTAATTTACGCCTATGTGTCTGCAAATGAAAAAATACCCGATATACTTCTTTCAACAGTATCAGACAGATACAGTAAAGTGTTAGATATAGCTACATATATAGCAGGTGAAGACTTTGAATATAAATACGGAATACCTGAAATATTGAAAAAGAAAATTTTAGGGAATCCCGAATTAAATTATGAGTTCGTCACAGACACAATCCGGTACCATCATAAATTAGCCCCTATGGAATATCTTAAACCTATTGCAGAAAGACCTTCCGGTTCATATGGTGTTTTGAGAACAATTATTTTAACAGGTAACTCGGACCTCGAACTACCCGAAATATTCATAAATGGTGTCTCAAAAGAGCCAAGATTGGTTTACGCCATCATCGAAAACATTTTAAGAAATAGAGAAGGGACACCTATACCTGACGTTCTCTATAGAGGGATCGCTAAATCAAAAGGATATTCACATCATTTATATAGACTTTTAACGAAGTACAAAATGGAAGTTCCGAAAATCATTCTAGACGCCGCACGATTAAATGCGAACTATAACGAAAACGTTAATTATTTTGAAGGGTTGTATAAAGATTTATCATGAGAAAAACTGACTATAAAATGTTACTCCAAACACATAAGGTAAACCCCTCACATAGGATTTTCAAAAAGCTAAAAGATGGGGATTATGCCTACCACTTCTTCATCCTAGCCTTTTCATATTTTAAAGAGAGAAAAAAACCCGAAGACATACCAGAGGACATATTACAAGCCATCTCTATTTACTCAAGTTATAATAAGAATTTAATCGAAAGAATGTTACAAAACGGTGTGGGAATAGAAAGCATCCCTCAAATACTTTTAGATAATCTCGATAATTTTGTTGACTTGATAGACATAATGATCACTCTAATAAAGGAAGATAAAGAAATACCGGATTCCCTTATTGACGTTATCGTCAAAAAGCATAAAGATTTTTCTAGAGCAGAAAAAAATAGAATGATTTTGCTTTTTCAATATTTTGTTGTACATAGCACAGAAGTCCCTAAAAAATTGAAGAACTTAATTCTTTCAGATCCAGATCTAATTTATCAAGTAGTCAAAACGACATTATCTGATGCCGCATATTATGACGTTTCTATAAAATACGATTTCACTAAAAACCCATTCTTTCACGAATTATTAGATAAGTTCGCAGAAGGGGGTGTAAACGATAAGGTCCATCTGATGAAGGTTCACGACACTCTGATTAAGATGATGAATATAAAGGTGTTTAAAAATCTCCCTCCCAATCTTTTAAATCGATTAGCCACATCACCACAACATTCGCTTTCGCTATTAATGTACATATTCAGAGATCATGGGTTAAGAGACGCACCTGAAGTGTTGATTAATTCAGTCGCAAAAGATCCTAGTTATTCAAAATCTTTGTTGCAACTGATGAAGAGATTGAGTTTAAATATTCCCGATAATATTCGAAAAAGTGCAGAACAAGCACCAGACAACCGTAATGTTTTCGAATCCTTTTTTCACGAATTATCTCAATGAAAGTGTCTTCTCCTTGTAACGGCGAATGCCTTTTTCAAGATAAGGTTTGTGTTAGTTGTGGTCGCACAATAGAACACATTCGTTCATGGATCAAATACACTGAAGAAGAACGTTTAAAGATAATGTCAACACTTAAACCGTCTAATCCCAATCCCACCTAGACTCAGGATCGTGTTCCTCTAATTCAGCAGTCACACCATAAAGATCAGGATTAAGATATTCTGGTGCTGTTTCTCTAAGCTTTTTAATGATGAAGGCTCTAGCTTGTTTATCCGAATAGGCTTTCACTTTCATCTGCTTTACCGTAGACATATCGGATTTTCTATATAATTTGACAATTCTTGGGAGGCGAATGTTCATCCCTTCAGTCTTAACCGTTCTTTTTTCGAAATATGAAACCAAATCCCTTAACCATTGATCAGGTGCCTTGTCGCGGACTGCCCCTATTTTCTTTATAAAAAGCATTACATACGAATCAGAAATCATCTTTTGAAGAAGTTCTTGCCTTTGTTCAGGGGTATCAACCTTTATCTTATTACCATATTTGTCTTGAGTTACATGATTCTTGAAGAAAATATTGTAAAAGAGGCGTATCAATTCGTTTCTCGTTTTGACATTTTCCAACTCTAAATCGAAAACGTTATTGTTGTTTGGAATCCCGTGAAAATCTGCAAGATAGGGCGTTTCCATTAGAACTTTTTCATATAAATCCTTAAATATGTTCATGTAAATACTTATTTTTTGATAAATATTTTTAACCGAAAAGGCTGAAATATATAATGTTAAAAGATGTAGATATTAAACTTTTAGTGGATCTTTACGAAAAAGAACCAAACCATACGATATTCGATAAGCTAATGCATTACCAATCGGGTATTGATTTTATGATTGAATGGTTAAAAGATCATAACGACGGTGGCCCTTTTTTGGACAAGCTTGAACAATACCCACATTTTTGTTTAGATATAATATTTGGTTTATTGCCTTTAGGAAGGCCAATCCCCGAAAAGTTAATAAAAATTGTATCCGAAAACGCAAATGAGGCGAAAGCGTTTATTGGATTTCTTCTAGCTAATGGTATGAATGTACCTAAAACGTTGTTTAAAGCCGTTACGAATCACCCGAGAACCGCAATCCATGTGGGAAAAGAATACATCAAAAACGGCGAACCCATCCCAGATGAAATATTAAGGGGTATGATTAAACCATCATCAAACTGGTTTTATCAAACGGATGAACAAATAAAAGATATTTTTGATATTGCGATTTCCTTTGCGAATTTCGAAAGAATACCCGCAGAATTATTAGTGTTCATTTCTAGACACCCGAAATACGCCTATACATTGAAAAATTACTATTTCAAAAAGGGGATCGACGCCCCACCAATAATTAAACAGGCTGCTGCGAAATGGAACAACCAATTAGGTGTGGTTGAAGAAGGAGTGATGACTCTTGAAAGAAAAATTTATCAACCTATACTTGACTTCTATTTGAAAACCGTCGAAGCTTATCAGGCAAGTCCTAATAAGAAGGTGACAGAAGTTTCGTTCCCTAGTAAGGTTTTTAATCTAGATTTATCTGAGACGAAATGGGAAATGTTACAGCCACATGTACGCCCTATAAAGGTGTCTTTTTCTTATGATGATTCATCTCACGGACCTAATGGCCATATAACCTTAAGTCTAAAAGAACCTGTTCGTGAGATGATCGACGTCATTGAACACGAAGTTCTCCATGAGATACAATACTTATTAGGTAAACATTCAGGTGGGAAACATCGTTATCTTGGACTCTCAAAGAAAAAGCATAAAGTGATGGGTTACGACATTCATGGGCATAAAACTCAGTTTGAAGCGTATTACATTTACGCCAATCGTAAACTCTTCTACGGGAAAGAAACGAAGCAAAAACCGTTAGTGATCCACGCAAACAATAAAGACCACGCTTACGAGATAATAAAGAAAACATTTGCAGATAGTGTAGTAGTGACACTGACTAACAATAAAAAGAAAAAGTTGGGAATGACTGATATAGTTCAGACCGACGCTCATAATTTCAATTTAACAAAGCCAGCGAGGGCTTTAAAAGTTGGGGATACTTTACAAGGTGTGAAAATCCGAAAGGTGGAAAAGGTCCAACCCAAATATAATCTTTATTATATCGACACCCTTTCCTCGTCACCAAAACCTTACGATTACAAAAATAAAGTCTTAATTGATTTCAAAAACCCTGAAACGTTAAGAGGGTTGAAACGAAATCTGAAGATTAAGCCGATATATGCCCATAGAAGAACCAAACACGGGTTAAGACCAGTGGAATACCAAACAGATTTACTTTCAGCGTTGAGACATCTTCAAGCTGCCTATATAATGCATTTTGATATAAAAGATGAAAACGCTCAATTGTTATGGGATAAAGAAAAGAAAAAAGAATTCTTTAAAGATGTTCTCGCTAAAAGGGTGAAAACGAAATATGGCCTCATCGTTCCAAATGAACATGAGAACATTAAAGGGCCTTACTTGAAAGAGTTATATAAAAACTTTGTCGAAAAAACCGGAAACCTTGATGTCAGTAACGATATTAAAAAGTATCGTGAAATTGTGATGCGTGATAGGATGAAAAAAATCAAGCAAGCACAAGAAGAAAGCGAAAACGAAGGTTTTGAAATTAATGGTAAAACATATACAGAGGATGATTTTAATGGGAGAACTCAGAAAGAACCCCATTATGATTTCCCTTATGAGATTATGGGTGTGTTAGATGGAACTAATATCGAGTTCGGTGACGAATTCCTTGTATATGATCTCGGATTTAAAAGAAAGTATTCTGAAAGAGATGGAGAAGAAAATTACCACATTCCAATTTCGTATAGAACCTTTAGAATTCTTGGTAACAAGATACAAAAGATTATTCCCACCAAAACCTCAACGGGTCGTCATGAATTAGAAAGTGGTGAAGATATTGACCCTAAACTATTATATGTTTTCGCAAGTTATAACCTTTTCAAATTCATGTTATCCCATGTGGATAATAGAGATCTTAGTTTTAGACATAAAGAAGACGTTAATGCAGTCCTAAAACATTTCTCCGGTATAGATGCCGTTGAAGAATTAAGTGGTACCCCTCTCGATTTGAATGGGGTTAAAAATGAAAGTGTGAACTATTTCGAAAGGTTATATAATGAGACTGAATAAGGTAGACTTTCGATTAATGTATGATCTTTACCAAAGAGAACCTAATCATAATCTCTTTAAGAATTTCATTCAAAGGCAAGACGATTACCTTGCGATGTCTTTCGCAAAATGGATACTTAAGAATGATCTCGACATGCTAGAATTCCTTATAGATATAACGGCTATAGATGCGTATAATTCAAGGAATTTATCGATGATTCACGCTTATAAAGGTAGAGAAATACCCGAAAAACTTATTAAAGGTGTGATAAGGGCAGGGCCTGAAGTCGCCCAAGGTTTCCTTGGAGAGCTTATGCCACATGTTGGTTCAATAGAAAAAGTACATCCTAAAGTATTTGAAACAATAGCGGAATCCCCAAAAGAATCGTATTACACATATAAAGATTTAAAAAGGATAAACCTTGAAGCCCCTGAAATTCTAATCAAAAGTATTTGCACAGATATGAGATTTTTGCAACAATACGCAATGGATATTTTTAGACGCAATGAAACATTCCCAGAAATTGTTTTGCGAAGTATATCTGTAGACCCCAGATCTTCATACAATTTAGTTCGCATTCTTAAAACAATGAAGCAACCAGTTCCAGATTTTCTAATTAAATCCGCTAAAAGATATAGCAACCCCCTAATGCAGTCTGATGAAAAATATCGAAACGATATAACTGAAGAGTCCACAAACTATTTCCAAAGGATATACGATGTACTTCAATAAAACAGATGTAGATCTAATGATTAATGAATTGGAGAAAAACCCTAATTCACCGATATCTCAAAAACTACTCCATCCTTATAAGGCGAGGGAGTTTGCTATCTCTTGCGTTAAAAATAATATGGAAATCCCTGAAAAAATTGTTGACGTTTTATGTAAAAGTCCCGAATTTTCATATTATGTGATTATCGATTTTCTCGATTATGAATATGATGTCACTTTAGGATATAGGAATTTAAAACCTAACGAAGAAAAGAAGAGTGAAATCCCTGAAAAGTTACTTCTTTCCGTAGCCCAACATGACGCTTACGCACAACATTTGTCGATAATGCTTATCGAAAGAAGCAAATTAATACCACTTGATATTGCCGATGTGTTAATCCAATCCCCTAATCATTGTTATAGTTACACAACTGAAGTCCTTCTCCCTAATCGTATAAAACCCTCAGAAACTTTCATACGAAGAATATCTGAAGATCCATTCACCTCTCTTAACTTTGCCAGAACACTCATTAAAGCTAAACTAGATGTTCCAGACATAATATTCGACGCTATTATAAAGGATGAAGACACAAGAACTCAATTCGCTGTCAGTACAGTAGCTAGTCAGTGGGAGCTTCCCGATAAGTTCATCCACGCAATCGCTACCGATTCATATGATTCATATAGATTAGTACACGCAATGCTTTATCAAGGAAGAAAAGATATTTCAGAAGTGCCCAAAGAACTTATTAATGCTGTGGCCAAAGACGAAGCAGATTCATTTAAGTTGATGGGTTATTTACAGCGCGAATTTAAAATGGAAGTCCCACCTGCAATCTCGAATAGTGCTAAAAAGTATTTTATGTATCGAGAGGAAAGATTTAACGAAAATTACTTCGAAAAACTCTATAAACAACTGTGAATTTTAATAAATATTTGTAGATAACAGAAAGGTTAGGAAGGTAAAGGGATTCCGAAAAAAGAGAAAATATAAAATACGATGACCGTCGATTCTTATATTAAACAATTCCCTAAGTCTGGAAACGTGACTATATTTTCTAACCTATTCTTTATAAAAAAAAATGAAGAATTAAAATTCCTCATTCCTTGATTCTAAATAATCATCAACTATAATACCAAAGTTTACTCTGTATTCTTTGACCCATTTGTCGTAATCGGCCACATCTACAAAAAATTCAACTTCTACATCACCTAAATCGTCACTAACCTTCTTCTTTAATGCATTTATGATTAGTTCCTTTAACGGGAGATATTCATCACCGTCATAATGATTATAATTTTGCATGTCATCTTTGACTTGAAGAACAGTTCGATCAAATTCATTTCTGTACTTTTCTTTTAATTCTGTTAAAGTAATAGCAGCATCAATAATAATACCCACAGGAGAATCACCTAAAACCATGCGGAAAGTGGGTTCGCTGAAATTTGTCTCTTCTTTTAAGAGAGAAGCGCGATCCTTTTTTTGCTGGTAGTTGTTAGTGTAAGTTTCAGATAAAGTAGTAAAATTTGACATAATAATGATTTTAAGTATTTAGTCATTTCCAATTGACAAATGCTGAAAATAATGTAAAATATTTCAAAATCAGGAGAAAAAGATGACACTCTACGACACAATCAAAGAACGCATAACCGAATGCATGAAGGAAGGGAATACGTTTGAACGCGATACCCTTCGAACGGTTATTGGGGAAATTCAATCTAAAACAATCTCAACAGGTAAAGAAGCCACTAATGAAATGGTTGAAAAAACACTCACCACGTTCAAGGAGAATGCACTTGAATGTAAGGGATATACTGACCATAATAAGGATGTGGAAGCTGAAATTGCTATCTATGAGCAGTTTATACCTGAATACGCAACTGTAGAGGATATTATAAATCTTCTAAGTCCTATTAAAGAAAAGCTTATAGGGGCAAAGGCTGACGGTCCCGCTACTGGTATGGCAATTGGTTTCCTTAAAAAGACAGATGCCAAGATTCAAGGTAAGGATGTGGCAAGTGCTGTTGGTATGATTCGAGGGGCCTAATCATGGACGGACTGATTACAAAATGGATTAGGGAACTTAACAAGGGGAACCATGTTGTTTTAACAGAAGAATCTATACCTAAGCTTATGATGTTGCGTGGAAAAATGCAACATTTGGAAAGTGCAACCAATAGAATGTTAGAAATCATAAAAGATGGAACTAAACAACAAAGAGAAATGGCTAAGTGGATAGACATCGGCGCGTCCGCATATTCTGATGAAATTGGTCGAGAAACGCCACGCCCCTTAACACTACCTTGTGACGCAGCACTAGGATGGGATGGTATCGAATGAGTGAAAATCAAGAACCACACCCATTAATAAGGGAATTCCTCAACGAAATGAAAGAAATGGAAAATTACGTTAAGGAAAAAACCTTTTTAAAAACATTAAATGAGGTGAAGTCTTTCATGAAAGAGAAAGAAGTCGAATGGATAGATTCAGAAGAAATCTTATATTGTCCAGATGACTTCCCATTTTCCCTTGAAGATTTCTTTTATTTAGTCGATGCTATAACTCATTATAACGATCACTTGGAAGAATCTAAACAAGTAGAGGAAAAAGACAATCCTTTCGAACATAGAGTATGTGAATACGACGGATTAATTTTTAGGGTTATGAGTGGACAAGGTACCATGTCTCAGATTATTGAAAAAGGGAAATATTATGAAACCTTCCATTAATTATATGGTCAATGAATTATACAACACACGTAAAAATAATGTGAAAAACAATTTGTTTAATACTTTATCTACTCCGCTTTTTAGTAGAGTTATGGATTTAATCGAAAATGAAATAGATAATGGAATAGATTTGTTTATCGTGAGAGATATGCAGTCAAATATTACAGTGCATTTTTAATGTTGAGATTATCCACAATTTTAACGACGAACACTTCTTCGGACGCTTTCGACAAGATGATATTTAAAGTGAATAGCCTAGTGTATACTGAAGTGGACGCTAAACTAACCAATGAGATATTCTATTCTATACGCCCTTGGGTTCGTGCGTCTTTTAGGGACGTTTCAATGAAAAACTCACTTCATCGAACGATGTTACACGAAAAGGTTAGTATTTAATTATGAAAAAAATATCACCAGAATTTTATAACAGTATGAATAATTTAAGTAGAACCCTATTAAACGCCTCCCCCTGTGCCAAGGCGACCTTTGAAAATATTTCGCAAGATATGCATGGAGAATTTCGTAGATCTTTAAGATTAGCCATTCGTAGTCATCTCCATAGAGACCAATATGTTAGAACTTGAAAAACATTTGAAATATTTGCCTGCTTCACGAACGTGGAGGGGTATAAAGGATCAAATCACATACGAGGTTAGATGGAAAGTTCGATCTACTTTGTGGCATGGGATTACAGACGTTTATAGAGCTATAAAGTTGAGTGAAGATGTATTTATTTAAACCGATAAAAATTTCAAAAG